TAATTCAGTTGTACTACCTTCATCTTGATTAGTATCTGTATTACCAACACTACCACTTCGTTTAACAATAAAACCCTCGTTTGGTGTATCTGTAGTTATCCACTTATTAACAATGTCAGTAACATTCATTCTCATATCACGAGACTTGTGTGTAAAAGATTGAGAAGCTTCAAAACCACTACCTGTATACCAAGTACCACCAGAACCACTTATACTTGACCAAAGTCTACCATCGTCTTGTCCAAATTTAAAATTCCAACTACAACCATCCGTTGTTCTTGGATTATCATAAGAACGACCACCACCCATCGTCCATGATTGACTTACTGGGTAAGCATATAAACTTTGTGATGTTACTAAAGCCGATGGTTTAGCGTCAAAAAGATTTAAGTAATATGAACTTGAAGCTGGAAGTGAACCTGGTGGTGGGATTAAACCACTAACTATCGAAGATGATATGAAAGACAAGTCAAACTTTATTAAGATACGAGAAACGTCAACTGTAGTACCAGTAGAATTTACATCCTTTCTAACTTCTAATATTTCATCTAAACCAGCGTTCATACTAGCCGTAGCTTCATAAAGAGTAGAATCTTTTTCAGCGAAAGTAAAATAATGCATTTATTAATCTCCGATTGTCAAGTTATCACCAACTACTCTACCTTGTATATCTGTATTTGGATATTTAACTTCAAAAATACTTGGGTCTAATGCTGTATATAATACACCATCAATTAAACTTTTTTCTATGTTGTAAAAATTACCAGAATAACCATCGGAAACTTTGTATTTGTTTTCTATGATTATTGGTAGTTTGTTTGGATTGTTCTCAACTGGTGGTACGATACTTGCTACACCATCAACCAAAGATAACTCGTAAGCTATATCTGAAAGGATAATTGGTTGTCCTATTTGCCATCTATCTATTTCAAAGAAATCTTTTACTCTACTCACACACCTTAAAAGAACATCATTTTTATTAAATCCAACTTTTGTTAAGATAGAAAACTTTACACCAATATTAATAACATAAGCATCTTTAATATTTACAGCGTCAGTAACTAATCTAAATTGTGATAAATATGTTTTAAGATTTTCTTTTACCACGTTAGATAATTGTGTTAGTTTCTTAGTTGAATCGAAACCTAAAGTATACATATCTAAGGCTAGTGGATTAACAACTTTTTCTTGTTCAATATTTAATTGTTCATCTTGAACTAAATGAACTTTAGCTATATTACCAAATCTTTGTGGTAATGAATATGCTCTAACAATGTAATCTTCCTTTGTAACCGCTCTACTTTGAGCTTGATAAAAAGCTAGAGCACTTTCTCTAACTTCTCTAACAGACTGACCCGAGCTACCACCAGTGGCTGGTTTAGGATTTGTAAATCTTACGGAATCTTTAGCGTCTTGTACTAGTGTTGATGATAAAGTAGCGTCTTGTATTTGAAATCCAATACTACTTCTACTTGTGATATCACCTGATGCTACATTATCATCAATACCACCACCATGTGAATATTGTATTGTCAATGTTGTATTAGATGGAGCTAATCCAAACGCTTCTGTTTTTAAAAAATTACTTGGGTCAAAGGCTTGACCTAGTTTACTTGGACTACCTGGTAAGTTAGAACCAACCATATCTGGATTTGGAATAATCTCTTCATCTGGATTGTTACTAACACCAGCTCCAAATCTTAAAAGAGTTTCATCATCTTGATTAATAAAACTTGTAAACCTACGAGATGTCTTTTTAAGTTTTAAAATGTAAGGTGAAACATCTCGATTGATAACTGAAGTTGGGTCATTGTCTACATTGTTTTCTATTTCTTCAAATACTGTATCTCTAGCTAATGAATCAACTTCACTCCAACTATTACCATCACTATCTGTACAAGATAAAATTTCTATGACATCTGAATTTCCTAATTTGATTTCTGAATATTTTTCAGCAGAACCAAATGTAAATCGTTCTGTAGTAATCTCACCACTCTCTACTTTTACTTTTTTCTTTAATAAAAACTTAGTAGGTGAACCACTATCTGTTTCAAATATATCAACCTCTCTAGGGTCGTAAGAACTAGAGAACTTAAAGTTAACATCCTCAAGTGTTCTAAATGTAGCTCCAGTACTTCCAGCTGTAATCTCAGTACCAGCGTTGACTGTTAATGTATATCTAAAATCTGGTTTCTCATTTAACGCTGGAATAGTTTGAAATACATCAAGTATAGTTGTAGCGGGTGTAGTTGTTTTTGGTTTGTAACCAAAAGATTGAGCTATATTATATACATTTCTTTTTTCTTCGGCGTAAGCTAGAAGTGATTCTCTAAATTGTGAATCAATATAATAAGACAACACATCACCAACATAAGCTGCCATTTCGATAAACATCATACCCGGTGAAGACTCATTAAAATCGTTATGTGTATTTGGAAAGTATTGTTTTGCAAATTCAATAAGATTATCTCTAAAATCACTAAAATCTTTGTTAAGATAATTTACTTGTTTTACAACATTCTTTTGTGTACTTGTTCTAGCCATTTTTTATCCTTAGTAAGTTGTATCAGCTATGTAACTAGTGTCTAATGTGATTTGATTTATAGTTTCGGGGTTTAAGGTTGTAGTGTATTTAACCTCTACAAAAACTTTACTATTATCACCTTCGTCAGTAAGTGTATCGACTGTAATTACATTAATGTATGGTAACCATTGACCTATACTTCTTCTAACTTCTTCATCAATTTTATTTGGTAACTCATCATCTTGTTGTTCAAACAATAACTCTCGTAACCTCGAACCAAATTCTGGTTGTTGTGCTCGTTCACCTGGATATGTAAGAATAAGGTTTCTTATATTGTGTTGAGCTTGTTCAAGAGATGTCTTAGTCATCTGGAAATCTTTATTACCTCCAGCTCTTAACGGAAAAGATAATCCAATAAGTTTATCAGGATTTAAATCTGTTTCAGTTGCTGACATTACTTACCTTTCTTATTTATTGCTTTCATTAAGTCACTATAATCACGAGTTAATGCATTTGTAACGTGTTCTGGAACATCGTTAACTGATTTACCTGCTTTTCTCAAAGTATCCGCCGCTACCATATCTCTTTGTACTTCTTCTGGTTTACCATAACCTAATAATTCTGTCATTTTGTTTGTATCAAATGTTCCACCACCTAGAGTTGGATATGCTTCTGTTTGAGATTGAGATTTACTTAAACCAACTGTTTCGTTTAGAACTTTGTTAAGACTTTCGTTTTTTGTGTACTTTACTTGTTCTTTTGGTTCTTCTACTATTGACTTCATTTCAATAGTTGGTTCTTCAGATACTTGTTCTTTTATAAATATCTTTTTAACCTCTTTTTGTACTTCTCGTTTTACAACTTCTTGTATTATTTTTACAAGGTCTTTTTTAGTCATGTTTAACTCCCTAAGATGTTTTTACTTTTTTACTCAAAATATTTTTTGTTTTAGTTTTTAAACTATTAACTTTTGTTAATAACGTTGGATTTTTTGTAGATATAGGTGTTTGTGTATTATCTATAGCTATCGGTAATACTTGTGATAAAACATCCACGATATCATCTAATATTTCTTTTACTGTATCACCTTTTGCAACCGATTCCAAATCACTTTCTATAGCAGTACCTAATCTAATATCACTTCCTTTAATAAATATTCCGTCACTTTTTATTAGTACTTTTTTTCCTTCAATTTGTTGATTATCAAACTTTTTACCACGTAGTCCACCAGAAGTTAAATAAATAGAACTATCATCGGTATCTATGTTTTCTGAGACTATACTGTTATTACTCGTATCGATGTTATTTCGTATCAAAATGGACGGTTTATTACCATGACCATCAAAATGTATGGATTGACCAAATCTACCTTGAAATAGGGTACAACCCTCACCTATTTCTAACTCCTTTACATCTCGTCTTTCAAATGTTTCACCATACTTAGTATTCTTCTCATATACACCAGAAGCACCTGGTATAGAGTTTTCATTTACAGAACCCTTACGATTAATAATACTTGTATAAAAGTGTTGTCCGTTAAGTTCTATCACATCTACGTGTTCACCGACAACAGGTACGGTGAGTTTACCAGGTTCTTTTGGTTTAACTATACCACCTAAAATCTCTTGGTCTGGATTATTTATAAAAGAACCACGAACAGAACCCCTTAGACCAGGTTCATTTAATATTACTTCACTCACTACGAAAGATTCAGTTTCGTGATAATCATACTGAGAAGCATTAATAATCTGTTTTACCATAGAACTTATTTTAGAATAAGTTGGTAAACCAGTCGGTAAAGATGTAGTAATATCTACACTACGACGTTTTCTCCAAGCCATTTAATTCTCCGATGGGATTGGTTTTGATTCTATTTTACTTTGGATTCTATCGTTTTCTACTTGTATGTCTTTAACAGCATCTTCAAGATTATTCATTAATTGATTCTTCTCTTCTTCGGATAAACCAAATTCATCTTCAGAAGTAGCTCTTTGTTCTGCTGAAATAAGACGTTGTACAATACCAGCCATCTTAACAAGTTGGTCATCGTTTTTAACGTTAATTTCAAGATACTCTTTTATCATCGGAACAAGTTGAACCGCGGTATCTCCATCCTTAATAAACGTAACAAGTTCTTTTGTTAAGATATCAAGTTGTTTTTTATTGTATTCTGTGTTATCATAAATATCTTTGAATAGTGAGGAAAGTGATTTTCCATCAAAGATTTCGTAATCTATAGCCATAATGTACCTAAATGTTATTACTTAGTAATAAATATGTACTACTCTAAAAATAGTAATATATAAATATATATTGAGTAAAATAATTTATCTACTATTATAGTTATTTATAGAGGTTACTCGGTTCTGTAAAATTACTGAGTGACCTTTTTTTCTAACTAACGGGAGAAAACCAAATGAAGGAAATCGTAACAACGGTCAAAGGATACATTGATGACTTAGCTCATCTATTGTTATCTTTTGTAACCATAGGTGCTATATCTGAAGTAATCTTTGGAAGTGGTATCTTTGGTGTCAACGTTATAGGTAACCTCACATCCATCATTAATAAGTTCGGCGAGTCGGGTTTCGCTGGGCTTGTCGCCTTATTGGTGTTGGTGGGTTTATTTCGTAAGTAGGACACGAAATAGCTTTATACAGCCTACTAAAGTATAGAGCAAGAAAAAAGGGAAGTGAAAACTTCCCTTTTTTTATTTATATTAAAATATAGAACCCGTGTTTGAAGTGTCTATTTGACCACTTGAAGTAAACTCTTGTACCATGTTATAGTAATAGTTTTTCATTTGATTAATAACACGAGTGATATGTTGTGTATTCGAATTAGTCATTTCACGTATCATAATATATAAAGCTTTCTTATTAAAGTTTTCAATATTTTTTCTACGTCTGAATATTTCTAGTACAGCGTCAGCAACAACTATATCTTTTTGTCTTCTGAAAATGTTTGTTATGTTGTTTTCCCAATACTCTAACATTTGGTCTACAAACTCACCATAGTATTCACCCACATCACCCTCAGTATTTTCACCTTGTACATCACGATTGAAATCAAGAACAGAAATGTCATCTTGAGATTTCATCTTTTTGTAGTTGTTGTTATTATTGAGAATCAAATAATTCTTACCAACAACAGAGAAGTATGAAAATGCTCTACCTTTATCTGGTTGATACTTAGGCATTTGCATTACAAGAAAAGAAACAACCTCATCTTTTACATCTCTAAAAGAATAATCGAAATAGTAAAACTTAAACGTGTGAATTAGATTTTCAGCTAACTTATCAAATGCAGCTGCAATCTCTTCACTATAAATTTTATTTCGTTCAATAGGACTATCACTATTATTATAACGAATAATAGCTTCTTGTACTGGTGTACCGAAATACATTTTACTTTTTTTACGTCTTTTTTTCTTAATTGCGGGCATTTAGTTTTTCTCCTCTAAATTGTTCTAATTGTTTTACTGTTTCTTTTATTTGTGAAAATACCGCACCCACTTCATCATCAGATTCAAAAGCACCAGATTGGTCAATTCTCTCTAACTCTGATTGTATTCTGTTCACGTCACTTGAAAAGTTTTCTACCCAAGTTTCTAAAGTCTCAACTTTTCTTGTTAAGTTAAAGGTTGTGTAAGCAAATGTTACGGCTATACAACTCATTATTATTTCAAGTATCATTATTTATCTCCAAATAATTCTTCGAATAAATCCTTAGACTTCTCAGATAATTGTTTTGAAGTTTCTTCAAGTGTTACCGCCTTTTTAATATTATCTACTTTCTTTTCTACTTTTCGTTCTTCCTCAATTTCTGTTTTCTTCCACTCATCAGATTCAATAAATGTAGACATCACATCGGCTTGATGTAATATTCTAGCTATGTTAGAACGAAGAGAGAACTCTGGTCTAAAAGTTATAAGATACTTTTTATTAGCATCTTCATACATACCATCAGTTAATCTAAGACCGATGTATTCATTTGGTGACATTGAAACACCAAAGTGTTGTAGTAAAAACAGAGCTCTATCTGTAACCGTCATAAACTCTAATTTAGGATTATGTTTAAATATAGAACCTGTATTCTTACGATGCCAATCACTATCTTCTGGTATGTAATAGTCATGGTCTATATCACCGACTTTACCTAAATCGTGGTGCATAGCTGCGAAAATAAGTTCTTCATCTGTGAAGTCAATTATAGCTCCATTCTTTTCCCACATCTCTTTTGTCTGAAGTGAGAAATCAATGATATGTAAAATGTGTTCTACATAACCACCGACCATAGCGTTATGGTAATGTTCTTTACCACTTGCTGGGGCTACAACCATTCGGTCTTCAAAGTAATCATACATCTCATTGAGTTTTTCTAATCGGTCATCTTTAAATGTATCATTGACGATACCTCTTAGTCGTTCCCAATTTTGTTGTATTTGTTCTGGGGTTAATTCTTTCATATTACCACCACTCCGTTTTTATTTGTGCAAAGTTAGGGTCTTTTTTGGATTCTCCAAACTCTTGACCTGAATCTTTTATTAATTTTTCTACATCTTCTCGTTTATCATCTGGTATAGATAACTTAGTGTACTTAGAAATAGGGTCATCGACCGCACCATTTTTAAGACACCATAATCTTATCTTCTCCCAAGAGTTACTGAGATAAAGATTTGGATGTGTATTGTACAATAGATTTTTCTTATAACCATTACCTTGTAGAATATGATACATCCACTCCATACCAGCACCAGGTTCTCTGACAACTTTTTTCTTATCACTACCCAATGAATCTTCTAAATCATTTAGTAAATTATTTTTAAATAATTCATCATGTTCTGGTAAATCCCACTCTATAGTATCTGGGGTATTATCTAATAATTCAAGAAAACTTTTTTTATCTTGAAAATATAATGGATAATCTTTTCCAAGAACATAGTCCATTGTTGGATGTTTGAATATTAAACTAGGTTTATTAATTTTTAGAGAATCTTGTGCTGATAAATTCCAAGTCATATAATTATCAACAAAACAAATTGTAGCATAACAATTATCAAGTAGATAACGATACTGACCAGCACTCGGTAGGTTTTGAACTTTCATCCAACTCGGTGCGGGTTTACCAGCTTTAGGACGAGAAGCTTCATCATCAGTAATCCAAACTAACCACTCGTCTCTATCTAAACCTTCGGTAAACGATTGTAATTTTTTTATACCAGTGGTAGAGTTCCAACGATGATTAAATACTAAAATCTTTTTATCTGGTAGTGGGAATGGTTCTGGTTCTGCTGGTTGTCCAACTCCAAGTGGGAAGTAATTTATTTTCTCTTTCATAACATTGTCATCTACACCGAGAGATGTGTGTGGTACTTTATCCCAATTAGACTTCATGTAATCTAAACTTACTGGACAATGAAAATAAGAACGATAGGATAAATCAATAGCTTCCATCTGTCTGAAGAAACCAGCGGGATAACCACCAGTTGGTTTACTCTTATCACAATCAACCCAATGAAAGAAATTAAATGCTTCAACTGACATACCAATTCTATCTGTTAGAAGAGCATTAAATACATTGTAAGTTAATTCTGGTTGATGATTGAAAACAAAATCAATATCTTGTTTTTGAAAATCAAATAATTTTAGGAAAGACTTGCTATCAAAGAAACCACGATTGAATAAAACACTACCAGCGTATGGGAATGGTAATATCGTTACGTTATCTCCTAGAGGTGGTATCGTATTATTTGGTGGAACTAAAACATAGTGATGACACATAGGTAACCACTTAATAGTTTTAAGCATTACTTTATAGTTGGAATCGGCGTGGTGTAGGAATTTAGTAGACCTCCAACGAACAGGAGACATTACGTGTAGAACACGCCTACCATATAATGGGTGTTTTTGTAACATTTTCATAACCTTAATATAATATATTTTTTGACCGAAGTCAAGAGCTTTTTTTCTAAAATGAACCTTGTGAATTTACTGTTAAATCTGTTTTAACGATTTTAGCTTTTTCAAACTTATATGGTTTAACATCTATTGATTCTAAGATATCGATACGATTTACCCATCTTTTATTCATGGTATCACGTACTTGATATACACCATCTTTTCCATTCGTACCCTTTAGAAGAATGAAGTCACCATAGTCTAACCAACCACCCCAGCGTTTCAGAAGATTTCTACTCACCGCTATAAATTTATAATTGGACGCATCTTGCGTCCTAATACGCGTTCCATCTGCGAGAATGTTCGGTGTAGAATCTGTCTGACGACTAACCGGCTGGTACATTGTGACTGTCACGTGCATTCCCTCGGTTTCATACTCATCCAATTTCTCCGATAATATATTATTCTTATCGGTAAGTGATTGAATCAGTATGTTTTTATCATTGAGAAACTTTGTTGATATAATTCCATTTGCATACGTTATCAAAATAATCGATAATATCACACTTAAACTATACTTGTTCATAATTGACCTTTCATACATATAAATATACTATAATTTTACTAAAACGTTTTTTTATTATTCATCATACCATTCGGAGATATTATCTTCTTCTAAAGATAATTCTTCGATTAGTTCTTGTATTAACTGCCATTCTTCGACGTGAAATGCATCTTCTAACTTTTCTATTAATTCTGATTTATCCATAATCTAATCCTTAAAGTTACTACTTTTAAGTATTTGGTAGGTAAGCTTTTCACTCATTATTTTCTCCATAACTTACGAGTCCATTTAAATATATTCTCTAAGAAGTGCTGAATATACATGAACATTATTAAAAATAATAACATTATTAACATGATAGATGAAATAAAAGAAATAAAAATAATTAGAATTAATTCTCTTATCATATACAACACTTTTTGTATTTTTTTCCATAGTGGCATCATAATTCTTCTTGTTCTAGTTGTAATAATTCTATCTGAAGGAAACAAAGCCCAATACTTTTCTTCTGTATAATATTTTTTTCCAACTTTTATTGTTTTCTTCGATATCACTCTTTTCATAACTGTATATCCTGTATTAGTTTAGATACGTTTTGTTCCATATAATGTTGTATCACAAAAGCTTCTACGAAGTGAGTCATTAACCAGAAAAAACTAAGTAATGGTACATATATTTTAAAGTTAAGATTAAATTCTGTTATACCTAACCAAAGTAAAAATACCATAGCTAAACTCTTAGTTAAAAAACTAATAGCTGTAAAACCTAAACTCACTACACTACCACGAGCTACAACTACATATATTCCGATGGTCATATGTAATAAATTTAATATAATCGGTGATAAAACACCTAATAAAAAATACATCATTTAGTCACCTCTTATTATCCAATATACACCAGCTAACCAACACCATATAGTCACGAACGCTAAAACATAAATCATCATGTTATCGGGTCTCCCACATGGATTTCCCACTCACCACTAACTACGAGTGATTCCGCTTTTTTCCATTTTAGTTCTTTTGTTTCGTTACCATCTGTAATCATAACTTTTTCATTCCTACCAAATTTTTCTGTATTAACCACAGTTGTAACCGCTTGTCTGTCCATACACACTAAACCATTAAGATGGTCTATCTCATGTTGTACACAAACCGTTTCAAGAAGTCGTAACTCGGTATCTTCTTTTTTACGTTGTGAGTCTTCCCAACTACCCTTACCATCACTTGGATTTTCTTCACCACTAAAATACAAATTACTTTCCATCTGTTCAGTTTTAATTATGATATTTTTAAATCTGTTAGTCTGAACACCCTTTTTAGGATATGATAAACAACCCTCGTAGTAAGGTATCTCGTCCCAAGTCTCAATAATTTTTGGGTTAATTAAAATTATAGGTTCTCTAACATTAACCACAGCAACAGAAGCATCAATACCAACCTGGTTAGCTGCCAAACCAATACCATCTTTCCGTTCCGTGAGGACATTGAATAAATCTTTCGCAATATCCAATCCTTCATCTATACTTACCTCTCTTAATTTTTTATTTATATATGGATTATCTTCTTTGAAACAATTAATTACTTTCATTCAATGTAACCTTATATTTAATTAAAGCTGAACAATCACTACACCAAATTGGTTCGATAGTCTTGTGATTGGAATAAGTAGTTAAATGGTCTTCCATATATTCTCGAACTAATAAGTAGTCTTCTGAATTATATTTGTGTAATAGTTTTTGCGTTTTTGAATCTTGACCACAATATAAACAAACACCTTTATTTTTTTTATCAGTTTTACTTTTCAGAGAAAACTTACCTGATTTATTCTTCGTTAAATTATCCTTGAAACTCATTAAAATAAATCCTTTACATAACTAATAAATTTTGACCAATACAAACCCACGGTTGTAATAAAAATACCACCTGATATTAATATACTTGGATGTGAATACTCACCACAGAAACCGACTATGTGTTTTATAACGTGTACTATTTCACTCATTAAAACCTCATATTATCGTTACTCATTTTGATTACTATATATCCTAATAAAAAAACTACAATTAATTCAAACATCTATTCTCCAAAATTATGATTTAAAAAATCTTGTTGTTTCTTAGCAGCTTTCTTCAAAGCTTGTTTTTTCTCTTTGTGTCTGTCGAGAAGTATTTGTTGTTTAGTTCTACGTTTAGTCTTTACTTTAGTTTTAGTTATTTTAGTAGGTGGTAAAGTTCCTTTTAATTGTTTTGCTTCAACACCCTTGTGAAACACGTTACCATCTTTATCAACAAACTCTGCCATAAAGTGCCATCCTGCAGGACGACCAGTTGGTTTGTATGTTTTAGTTTTTTCTTCAGGTAGTCCAACCATATTTAATGTGCAATAAGAACAAATAACCTTAGTAGCTTTTTCTCCCACATTATCAACAAAACGACCACACTTACTACATTCTAGTGAACTCATTTATTATATCTCCTATTGAATTTTTTCTCTTGTATTTCTAAGATATGTTTACAGTATTGTATTTTATGTTTCCTACGAAACTTAAAAGCTGGACAATCACACGCCCATTCTAAACGAGAAACATCAAAACGTATATCATAATTTTTACCTGGTATACGATGATGTTCCCAACCATACTCATCTATCAACACACCATCAAAAAGTCCTATGATTTGTTCAACTAATGGATGTTGACTCATTAGGACAATTTCTTATAAGTAGTGTGTAAGAAATAAAACCATACACCATTTATCATGGGTTCTATCAAAGCGTCAGCTGTAGCTACCTCCAAACTAGCACCTGTAAGAACAATTACACATATAATAGCTATAATTATATGTCCTATTGTATAGATAACAGCAAGAACTACAGTTGAATCTTTTAACGAATTTACTATACCTTGAGTAAACTCAGACATTACCTAAAACCAAAATTAAACCAAAACAAAAGAATATACAAAGGATTGTAAGTCCCTCTAGGATAAAAGTTTTTTGAGCTTGTCTTTTTAATAATTGTTGTCTTGTTATTTGTTTTCTCATTTTATATTCCGTGAGCTATATCTAATTTTTCTTCTAACCAAGTCGTTTCTTTTTCTTTATCAAGATAATCTCGTTCTAATTCATCCATTAGATTTAATCGATTTTCATCAGACATATAAGATGATTTAGTAGGTTGACCACCATATATCATATCTACAATCTTAATCTCATTACTAACAGAACTCATTACATACTCCACCTCAAGAGGAGCTAGTTTCATTTCTTTTTTATAAACATAAGTCATATTTTATTCCTTTAATTAACACCCTAATATAACACATAAAACCCATACGTGTCAAGAGCTTTTTTTATTTTTTTTCAATTATTTTGTAGTGAACTATATCACAAGAATCAAGAATAGGGTGAATACTATCCTCGTAAGTTACAACTTCTTTGGTTACAACATAATAGTTGTTTAACAAAACATCTAACATTGACAAGTACGACTCAGAACTATATCCACCACCATACCACAACTCAAACAAAATGTTTTTTTCATATTTGTCTGGTAGTAATAGTAACTTCTCAACATCACCAACAACGGAAGTACTAGCGATAGATTTACCATCATTAGGATTAACAAAGTTCTCTACGGCTAAAGGAGACAAGAGAGACTTAAAAGAGTATTCGTTATAACTACCGTTGTTATAAAGAACATGAGTTTTTTTGTATTCAAAAGCTCTATAACCATCCACTAGAGCATCCA